GGGCAGGTGTACGGCATCATGCCGGGCCGGCCTACTTCCGTGGTGCTGATGTTATGGCCGCAGACTGGATGATAATACGATGAGATACAACCAGGCACTTGATGCCTTGCTAGCAGAGAAGCCCATACGCCGGGTTTTATGGCCTAATGGGCTACACTTCCGGTTCTCTGAGTTATGGGACACCTTCAGCGTTGCAGAGGGTACAGAGGTCAAAGAAAACAATAGCGTCATCTGGCTTACCGCCAGTGACCTGTTTGCTGAAGACTGGATGATCGGTAAGTACAATCCGGTAACCGGGGAGCCGATATGGGAAGAAACCAAATGATACCTTTTGCTATTGGTGCTTTGGTGGGGGCTGGATGCGTGGTGGTATGGTCGGAGATGTATACACGTTGGCTGTATAAAGATGTCAAGCGCAGGGCTAAAGCCCAAGGCATCACCGATCAGCAGATGAGAGATGCCCTGCTGTGGGCAGCTACAGAAAACATTGAGGACAGTATTGGCAAATAGAGTAATCAATAAGGAGATTGAGCAGGTCGCTATTGACCTGCTCAAGCACCATCCACGCAACGCCAACAACGGCGATGTCGAAGCCATCAAGAAAAGCCTAGCAGTCAATGGCTGGTACGGCTCTGTGGTTGTCAACACGGGGACTAAGCACATCCTAGCGGGAAATCATAGGGTCATGGCTGCAAAGGCTCTAGGCTGGGAAACCGTACCCGTTCAATGGGTTGACGTTACTCCGGAGGAAGAGCTACGGATTCTTGTAGTAGACAACCGGACTACCCGTATCGGGCAAGATGACACAACCAAGATTACCGACATCCTGGCCGAGCTTGCGAATACGCCTATCGGATTGGACGGTACCGGGTACGGCGCAGCTGACCTTGATGCTTTGATTGATGAACTGGCTGGAATGACTGAGCCTGCCGAGTTGCTAACCGATCCAGACGAAGTGCCGGAAGAAGTCGAGACACGATGCAAGCCGGGAGACCTTTGGATTCTTGGTAGGCATCGATTGCTTTGCGGTGACAGTACCAAGGCTGATGATGTAGCAAGGCTAATGGATGGTAACACTATTGATACTGTTGTGACTGACCCGCCATATGGAATGAACGCAGTAAAAAACTCAGGAGTATTGAAGGATAAATACAAAGATCTTGTCGGTGATGAAAGCATTGATGTTGCTTTGAAAGCTATTGATTTATGGATGTCAAAAGGTAAGCAGGTTTGGTGGGGTGCAAACTACTACGCTAATGCTTTGGAGCCGTCTGCCTGTTGGTTAGTGTGGGACAAGAACAACGGTGGAAGCGATCAGATGGATGCTGAACTTGCATGGACAAATCTCAAAGGCGTAACAAGGATGTTCACAAAGGCATCTGAAAAAACCAACCGAATACACCCAACACAGAAGCCAGTTTCATTGACTCAGTGGATATTGAGTAGATTTCTGGATGATGTAGATATTGTCGCAGATCCATTTGGTGGTTCAGGTAGTTGCCTTATGGCTTGTGAGATTGAAGGCAAAAGATGTTTTACCATTGAATACACAAGCGATTATTGCGATGTTATTATTCAGCGATGGGAAAACGCCACAGGGCAGAAGGCGGTGCTAGATGAAGGGTAAGCCATACAAGTACAACGAAGACGTAGTACAGCGGATTACACAGGCACTAAGGGCAGGGAATACCCGCCGGGCATCTTGCGCTTACGCTGGCATTTCTGAGGATACATTTGCCGTCTGGCTTAAGGGCATTCCGGAGTTCTCGGATTCTATTAAAAAGGCAGAGGGTGATGCTGAGGTGCGGAATGTTGCTATCATTCAGAAAGCAGCTGATACGACTTGGCAAGCTGCCGCGTGGTGGCTTGAACGTAAGCACAAGGCCGACTGGTCTAGCCGGGTAGAGCAGACCGGTGCAGACGGTAGCCCGGTAAAGGTGATCGTGGAGTATTCGGATAAGCCTCTTGCCTGATATTCGACTAGTCTTACCAAGGCCGCACGAAGCCCAGCAGATTATCTTGCGGGAAGCCCGCCGTTATAATGTTTTAGCTTGTGGCCGTAGGTTCGGGAAAACCACGCTGGGCGGTAACTTGCTCAGTGACCCGGTCTTGATTGACGGTCTACCTTGTGCTTGGTTTGCACCTACCTACAGGCTCCTAGAAGAGGCATACGCCGATCATAAGCGTATCTATGCTCCAGTTATCCGGCGAGCAGTGCAAAGCCCAGCCCCGCGCATCGAGCTTATAACCGGGGCAGCTATCGATTACTGGACTTTAGACGACCCTTCAACCGTAGCCCGTGGTCGTAAGTACAAGCGGGTTATCATCGATGAAGCCGCCATGGCCAGACACTTGGAGCAAGCATGGACTGAAGCCATCCGCCCAACTCTTACCGATTACATCGGGGATGCGTTTTTTCTGTCTACGCCGAAGGGTAGCAATTACTTTAGGACGCTCTACAACATGGCTTCTACCGATGCCGACTGGATGTCTTGGCAGATGCCAACCACAGCTAACCCGTGGATAGATGCTGAGGAAGTAGGCAAGGCGGGTGAGTCACTGCCGAGCATCGCGTTTAGGCAGGAGTATTTGGCCGAGTTCGTCGATGCGGCGGGAGCGCGTATCAAGCGGGAGTGGTTGCGCTACGGGGATTGTCCTGAAGGCCTACCAACATACATCGGGGTTGACCTTGCCATATCTACGAAGTCTGAAGCTGACTATACCGGGGTTGCGGTAGTGAGCCGTGGTGACGATGGGACAATCTACGTTAGAGACATCAACCGTACCCGCTCAGACTTTGCAGCTGTCCTGCGCTTCATCGAGATGATGGCCGATAAGTGGAAACCTAGCATGATCGGCATCGAGCAGGTGCAGTATCAAGCAGCTGTTGTGCAGGAGCTTCTACGGCGTACGAAACTACCTATCCGGGGGATACGCCCAGACCGTGACAAAGTGACCCGCTTTGCCCCTCTGGAAGCCCGGTACGAGCAAAGCCAAGTAATGCACTGCCAAGGCCTACCGGCTTACTTTGAGGATGAACTCTTGAGTTTCCCGGTCGGCAGGCACGATGACGTTGTAGACGCACTGGCCTATGCTTGGCAGATGTGCGGATCTAAGCGTTCTTGGGGAGCCGTGTAAAATATACATCCCTATACTCTTGCAAGATATACACGGGCGGTGTATATTATCTACATCAAGCAGGGAGATAGAGATATGAAAACTTACATCACTTATGTAGTCACCGGGTATCGCAAAGACAATGGTTGCCCAGTATGCAAAAACCAAATCAAAACCCGCAAGGAAGCAATCGAGTTCGCAGCGACAATAGATAACCCAAAGATAAAAAGAGTTGACCTTTACAACTAAAGGCCACAGCCCCCGCAAGGGGGCTTTTTCTTTTTGTGGGATACTGGGAGCATGGGTATCTTTGACCGCTTCTTAGGCCGTAAAGCCGTAGCCAACCAAACCGAGGCGCTTCCGCTTCCGTTAGCGCAAAGCATGGATCGTATGCTAACCGGCTTTGGCAACGGGCAACTGTACTCCCGGCTACGCAGGGCACTCCCTGGAAGCCATAAGGATTGGAGCGCCGTTGCCGGTGACCTTGGCCTGAACGGCATCGTCGCAGTGGCTATTGATTGGTACGTCAGGAACTGGAGCCAAGGCGTAGCCAAAGTATACCGACCGATTGACTCAAGCCAAGCAGACGCACTGCCAGGCCATCCAATCCTTGCGCTCATCGCTGAACCGATGCCCGGCCTACCTGCTAACTTAGTCTGGGGCTGGTTCCTTCAGGATTATAAGTTATTCGGTAACGCCTACCTGCGGAAGATTCGATCAACAATCGATGGGCAGGTTATCGGGTTGCAGTTCTTGCCGTTTGACATGGTCAGACCTGTAGGTGATGGTACTAACCCGCTCACCATGTACAAGTATCAGACCGACGGCCGCACATTCGATGTCAAGCTTGAGGACATGATTCACCTGCGGTACGGTCGTGAGCCTCTAGATATCCGCCTTGGGCGCTCACCGCTTCAAGCCATGCTCCGTGAAATCGGTACCGATAACGTAGCATCCTCAGCTGCTTATGGTCTCTTGGCGAATGGCGCCATGCCGTCTATCATCATCGGGCCAGATGCCAAGGATACGAGCGTAGATATCAGCATCGATGATGCTCGGCAAATAAAGCGGCAGATGCGTGAAGACCTGACCGGCGATAATGCGGGCGGCGTGGTCGTGATGAACGGCCCATACAAGATGGACCGCGTATCCCTAACGCCTAACGACTTAGCACTGGATGCCATCAGGCGTGTACCTGAAGAGCGCATCTGCTCGGCTCTTGGCTTGAACCCAATGGTGCTGGGCCTTGGCTCTGGCCTTGAGCGGTCTACCTACAGCAATTATGAACGCAGCCAGCAAGCGGCATGGGAAGATGGCATGGTGCCTCTTTTCCGTGCCATTGCTGATGTCATTACCATCCATCTGCTTCCAGACTTCAGCGAGACACAACCCGGTGATTATCTTGAGTTTGACGTGTCGCAGGTGCGCGCATTGGCTGATGACCTAAGCGCGGCAGCTGAACGTGCCGAGCGTCTTTTCAAGGCTGGGATTATTGATCGTGCGGAAGCAAAGCGCATTGCAAACATGGAGCCAACGCCAGAAGACGAAGGCATCCTACACCCAACGGCAATATCTACCCAGAACATTGGAACAATCACACCGGCTAAGTCAATCAGCCTAAAGTACATCCCTAACCAAGGGATGCAGGATGCGGCTCGTAGGGCTTTGGCATGGCATGAAGACGGTGAGCCCGGCGGTACGATCATAGGCTTGACCCGTGCAAACCAGATTGTGAACGGTGAGAAACTCAGCGAAGACACAATCCTACGGATGTATTCCTTTTTCTCTCGCCATGAAGTAGATAAGAAAGCCGAAGGGTTCAACGCTGGTGAGCCTGGTTATCCTTCACCCGGCCGCGTTGCATGGGACTTATGGGGCGGTGATGCCGGTTTCAGTTGGTCGACATCGAAGCGTGACCAGATACAAGCAGACGGTAAGAGCCTTGATGGTGACCACGTATGCACTCCGGGGGTAGTGTACAAGAGCCACCCTTTTTACGGGTACGAGCTGGAGACCAGCTCAAGCGAGTAGACAGCGGCACCGCTAGAATCTACGCGGCTGGTCAGAAGTATCGCAATGACCTACTGGAGCGTGAAGGCGTAGCCATAAGCCGGATGCAACGTGCATACAAGGCGGCAACCAAGGCCAGCATCGATGAGCTTGACGCGCTGGAGGGTAGGATAGCCGAGCGTGAAGCCAACGGGGAACCGCCATCCGAAACAATCCTTTTCATGCGTCAGCGGATCATAGACAACATCGAGCAGCTGGGAAAGAACCTGAAGAAGTTCTCGGTAGAGGGGGCAAAGATAACCGCAGATGGACAACTACAAAGTGCCATACTTGCTAATGATGCAACGGCGGGCCTTGTGGAAGCGGCAGCGGGTAAAAAGCCCGCCGGGGTTACCCTTGGTAGTAGCTGGACAAGTCTACCTGACGAAGCCTTGCAGGCCTTTGTCGGGTTCGCAGGCGATGGTAGCCCTCTGGCTGTCTTATTCGATGCCATCCCCCAAGTAACCACGGATGCCATGCAGATGGCTTTGGTACAAGGCATCAGCCTAGGTGAAGGGCCGCGCACGGTAGCACGGCGGGTACGCAAGGCGGCTGACATCGGTAGGCAAAGAGCCGAGACGATAGCACGTACTGAGATGATACGCGCCAGCCGTGAAGCCCAGCGGCAACTGTATGCCGAGAACCCATCGGTTACAGGCTTCAGGCGGCAAGCCACGCAGGATGCGCGGGTATGCCTTGCTTGCTTGGCTTTGTCCGGTACGCTTCAAAAGACCGATGAAATCATGCCAAGTCATCCAAACTGTAGATGCGTGATGATACCGGAAACGCTCTCCTGGGCTGAGATAACCGGCGATTCTTCTATCCCTGATACACGGCCAAAGGTAGCAACGGCTGATCGGATTCTTGCTGGTCTCAACGATAGCGAGATAGAAGAAATCATGGGTGAAGGCCGCTACCGGTTATGGAAGGAAGGCAAGCCGCTTTCTGACTTTGTACGGGTCAAAGAAAACAGCGACTGGGGGCCGACTACCAGCATCATCCCCCTCAAGGAGTTTGGCATCACGGTACGGCGGCCACGCACTGCAATGGAATGGGAACGCGAGATTGCTAACCGACAGATGGATCAATAGGCTATGTGGGATAGTGGGTGTATGGACTTGCTGACATCTACCGTGGACGGTATCAAGAGCGACAGGCTGGGCTACGTCAAGGGTTACCTCGTGCGCTTTGGTGATTCTAAGACCGCCGACCTTGAGGGTGACTACTTTACTCCGCAGACCGACTACGGCTTTCCGGTTGCCAAGGGTCAGCGTGTACCGCTCAACGTCTATTATCACCACGGTATGGATAGCATGGTCGGTAAAAAGTCTATCGGTACAGGCTACATCAAGATGGACGATACCGGCTTATGGTACGAGGCACAGCTCGACATGGCCGACGAATACGGCAACATGATTGCGAAGCTCTGCAAGCAAGGCAAGATGGGTTTTTCCTCCGGTGCTGCTGGTCATCTGGTAGAGCGCAAGAGCATGGGCGGTGCAGTTGAGATAACCCGCTGGCCTATCGCTGAGGCAAGCATCACCCCGACACCCGCCGAGTATCGAAACTCAGTGAAGACCCTAAAGGATATGTATGCAATGGATTCTATGATGGATATGGGAATGGATATGGGTGATGACAGCGAAGAGTATGCCATCACTCCTGAGCAAGCTGAGCCAGCCATCGGTGAAGACCCAGCCGCATACATTGACAAGGTCTATACAGGCACTGGCGCAAACATCATTCATGAAGGCTTTGAAGGTCTCTACGATAACCTCTGTGCTGGCATCATGGGTCTCTACGAAGTTCAAGGGGACAAGACACCCTTTATCATTGCACTTGTCGATGGCTTTGCCGATCGTGCCAAGAAACTTGCAACCGCCATTGGGTCTGACCCGATGCTGGTGAAGTCCGCTCCGGATAGCCTCCGGAGTGTTGAACGTCGGCTGCGGGATGCAGTCGGACTTTCCCGGTCTGCCGCTAAGCGGCTGGCGCCTGAATGCTGGGAATCTCTGCGGGATGCAGACCAGCCAGAGACGCAACCGGCCATCGTTGCTCCGGAGGTGAAAGCCTCCACTGACGCTGAGCGAGCAGACTTTCTGGCTCGCTTGGAGATTCTGTCATTATGACGATTGAACAACTCGAGTCTAAGAAACTCGGAAACATCGCAACAGCCAAGGAGTTGGCTGCGAGCGGTGGTGACCTCGCACAGGCAAAAAGCCTGATGTCGGAAGTCAAAGATATTGAAGCCCGCATCGACATGATGAAGACACTCGGCGAGACTGCACCTGTAGCAACCCCTGCTGTTCAGCCATGGGTTAACGGTGGCGTAACCAAGTCGGTCTTCTCTGGTACTCGTGATGAACAGTCCTACAAGGGCTACGTCATGGGACAGTTCGCACTGGCTGTCGCTGGAAACAAGAAGTCTGCTGAATGGTTGAAGGCTAACGGTCACTTCAAGGCACAGGTCGAAGGTACGACAACCGCTGGTGGATACCTTACACCAGATCTGCTTTCCGTTGACCTCGTATACCTGCGTGAGCAATACGGTGCAGCTCGCCAGAACTGCCGCATTGTTCCAATGACCTCGGATGTTCAGCTTGTACCGAATGCAACTGCATCTACAACGGTCTACTATCCGGGTGAAAACACGGCTATTACCGATTCCTCGATGACCTTTGCACAAATTAGCTTGACCGCTAAGAAGATGGCAATCTTGACCATCGTGTCGAAGGAACTTAACGAAGACTCGGTTGTTGACGTTGGAAACGCTCTGGCTCGTGACTTTGCGTATAACCTCGCGAAGGAAGAAGACCGTGTTGTTTTTAACTCGGCTTTGACCAGTACGGATGCTTCCGGATTGGTTGGTATGGGGCGAACGCTTACTGATCTTGCATCTGGTACTTATGGTAACTACGGCAACATCGCAAGTGCAGTCGTCGGCCCTTCAAGTTCTGGATCTGCTTGGAGCAACTTCACGCTTGCAAACCTTCAGTCGATGATTGGAAAGCTTCCAACATATGCCGACCAACCTAAGTGGTTTATGCATAAGAACTTCTTCTACACGGGTATCGCCGATAAGCTGGCTGCACTCGGTGGAAACAACATCGACGCAATACAGAACGCATACGGAGTCGCTCCACTTTTGTACGGCATCCCTGTTGTCTTTGTTCAGAACATGCCATCGGTTCCAGCGATTGATACTCCGGTTGCATTCCTTGCAGACCTTAGCAAGGGTGTTGCTTTCGGTGACCGCCGAGGCATCACAATCGAGATGTCCGATCAACGGTATTTTGTTGAGGACAGCTGGGCATTCAAGGCTACTGAGCGTTTCAGCGTCAACTGCTTTGATGCTGGTAACTACTCGGCAACGGCATCTGCCCGTGTGCCTGGTTCGTTTATCGGCCTTATCGCAGCTCACACGTAAGGCAGTGCGGAGTGATACCGCAACCGACCAAAAGACCCTCGGCAGACGTGCCGGGGGTTTTTTCTTTTAACAAACCGGGCTAATGCCCGTGTGGGATACTGAAGACATGAGCCTGAGCCGCGCCGATGCCATTGGAAGAGTTGCTTTGTACAGTCAAGCGGCACAATATCCAGCCGTGTCTACTACCGACATTGGCATCATCCTTGATGAACATGAGCGCTTTAAAACTTGGACAGCAAGCACCGTCTATGCCATTGGTGATCGGATAGTAGGCACCACTCCGAATGGCCGTGTCTACGAATGCCGACAGGCTGGGACATCAGGCACCACTGAGCCAGAATGGCCGACCATCTGGGGATGGGCGTGGGAAGGTTTCCTCCTTACTGAAGGAACATCGAACCCGCAGTTAGCATGGGTTGATATGGGGCCAGCACACATCGAGCGTTACGATGTCCGCACTGCTACCCGTGCGATATGGCTCCTCAAGGCCGGACTGGTTGCTACAGAGATTGATGCCAAGGAAGGCACATCTGATGTCAAGCTCTCACAACTGCAAGCGCAGTTTCTGACGATGGCCGACCGCTTCCGCCCGGTGAGTATCTTTTAGATGTCTCCTATCTTGCGCGGCATACTAGGCCGTGGGCTTGTCCGCAGCCTAACCCAAGACCGGGTCATTGTCCTCCGTATGACGCTCACAGAGGACGGCAGAGGTGGCCAGACGCAGGACTGGAGGCAGGTTGACGAGTTCCTGGGCCGTATGGTCAACCTCGGTAATAGCGAAGCGTTACTTGATGAGGGAATCAAGGTTGTATGCAACTGGTACTTAGTCGCTCCAGCCGACAGAGTTATTCAAGCCAATGACCGCATCAGGCTACACGATGAGCCTAATCATTTCTTTGATGTCATTGGCACAGACCAAGGACAGACTAACCTGCTGATTCAACACGTTAGCCTTAAGGAGCATTTCGCATGACGGCAGAGGCATGGGTTCCCATTGGTATACAGGCCTTTATAACCGTTACCAGCATTGGTGCCGCGTGGGTTGCTATACAGGTCAGGTTGACGCGCCTGGAGACTCAGGTGGCACACATTATAAACACCTTAGACGGGCAGCAGCAGGAAGTGCGCCGCATCGAACAGCGACTCGGTAAGTTGGAAAACAAAGTCAGCGCGTTGGAGGCGATCATACAAAGATGAACAGTATCAGTATCAAAAGACTCGTGGTCGTTGTGATCGTGGCATTTGTAGCTGCTTTTACTTCCGTGTTCGGCGATGGCATCAGGACAAGCGAAGCACACGACATTGCCGAGCTGGGCGCAGTGCTGGCACTCTACGGCTCGAAGGCGGTAGCGGCTGGTGTCTCCGCTGCGGTGTCTAGTGTGCTGGCGTTCCTCACGATGCCTTTCAAGGGTGTTGAGGCTAACAGTCTGAAGGTGGGGAAATGAATCTAACGGATGTGGTTATCACGCCACTTGTGACAAATCCTGCAGACTACAACATTAAAGCTGAAATCTACGATGACACCAACACAAAGGTCGGTGACTTTGGAGTTGATGGCATTGATATGTTTACGTGGTGGATCACGCAGGACGAAGCATTTCGCCTCAATATCGTGAACCAGTTCATCGTTGTTATGGCTCAGGAAATCGTGTCTGGACAGGCTGAATAATGGCAACTTATTACGTTCGTACAGACGGTAACGATGGCAATACTGGTCTAGGTTCTGGTACTGGACAAGCTTGGGCTACTATCGGCAAAGCACTCGGCGGTACTGGTATTACTGGTGGGGACACTGTGTACATTGCTCCCGGCACATATCGTGAGGTTGTCACTATTGCTGGTACATATTCAAGTGCAACCTACGTCTATGGAAATCCTACAGCGTCTCTTTTTACAGGTGTTCTTGCAGGTGAAGTTAGGATTACTCCCAGTGGTTCAGACAATGCAGTATCAACATCGTATGCACTTACAGCAACCAGCAAGAATAACCTAAACTTCCGAGACTTGATTATCGGTGGACTCTTTTTAACTAATTGCTCTAATACAGTTGTTGAAAGATGTTTATGTTTTAGCACATCAGCAACAACAGAAGCCTTTTACTTCAATGCAACGACTTTAGCAAATTTTAATACAACATTAAAACAATCTATATTTACTGGTACTGTTTACGGTATCCGGTACGGTTTTATTCAAAGTTCTTCACAATACACAACTGGGTTATCAGTAACAGATTGTTATATTAGCGGGAACAGTGCTGTCTGGTTAAATGGCTCTACTAATTTTCTAGCGTTTCCTGCTGGTGGTTTGACGTTTTATAACTGTGTTATGTCAGGTGCAATACCCTTTTTATGGTCAAGCCCTGGTATCACTGGTTCTTCTTCTGGGAATAATATTGCTGTTTACAACTCATTGATCTATGCGACTGGTACATATGCGTTTCAAAATGCTAACAGTTCAGTTGGCATCATAGAAAACTACAACCGCATTTACGGTGTCAATACTAGACTAGCAGTTTCACAGGGTGCAAATACTAACGTTGCATCATGGTCTGGTTTGGAGTTTGGTCAATCACTCCTGCAAGGATATGGCCCGATACAAATCTTTGGTAATACCTTCAACAGTCCGAACGCTACAGCGGGTACAGCATCAGGTGCGCCAGCCGTCGATATGTACAATCAGTCGTGGAATGTCACTCCTGATATTGGTGTAGCAATCTATAGAACCATCGGCGGCGTAGGTGCATATCAGCCAGCATCGCAAGCGTCTGGCACCATCACAATAGCACCGGGGAGCACGTCACAGTCCGTCGAACTGTTCTTGGGTGCAACAGGCCTCACAGCGTCTACAACAGGCCTATCAGCCCGGTACAACCGCACAAGGACTGCTTCTGTAAGCATTCCTCTAGTAGCCCGCACAATCGCTCAGGCGTGGACATCTGGTGGCTTTGCAGAGGTTGACGCAACCAACATGCCGGGCGTGTATAGACTCGACCTGCCGGATGCTGCTGTGGCAGCTGGTGCTGACGATGTTACGGTAGTTGTCCGTGGTGCTGCTGGTACTAACGGCGCGGTAATGACAATCAAACTAAGCAGTGGTGGCTTGACGGCAGCGCAGACAACATCGGCTGTGTGGGATGCCACAGCAAGCGCATACAACACCGCTGGCTCGATGGGTGAAGCAGGCCAGAAGCTCACGGGCTACAGCCTTGCATCTAGCCAAGCGTTCAATAACTCCGGCTCGATTGGAAGCGTGACCGGCGCTGTGGGTTCTGTCACTGGAGCGGTAACCGTTGGCACTAACAACGACAAAACCGGCTACGCTCTATCCACTGGTGGTGTGTCTGCTGTTGCCGGCAAGGTATGGGATGAGCCGTATACCTCGCACACAACAGCGAGCACATTCGGTGCTAGGACACTTTTGACTACAGCTGATAATAGACCTGCGGATGTCGGCACATCAAACCACATACAGGCTAACGTCCACGCGATTGTGGATTCGACAGCAGCTGCGTCGGAACTCTCTGGCGCTCTACTTCACAACGGCACGGACTACATCAGCGCGGAACTCGTTACCCCGATAAGTACGGCAAGCCTTATCTACATGGGGCCTTTTCAGGTCATCGCTGATGGCGTCACAACTCCGCAGCCTCTCGACATTCAGAAGGGTACACAGCAAGGCATCGGTATCCAACTGGTAGACAACAACTTTGCAGGTATCAGCATCACGGGTGCCACGATAACGACTAAGGTTTACAACAGCGGCGGTACCTTGGTTGCTACCTACAGCGGTACGGCAACCTATGCAGCTGATGGCAGGGCGCAGTTTACGATTACGACTACCGTAACCAACACTCCAGGCACTTACACTGCAACGATTACACGAACAACCGGGGCATCTGATACGCAAGTTTTCGGCCCACTCCGCATCTATGTAAGGGACATCTGATGAGCATACTAAGCCAGTTAGCAAAGCGGGTGTTAGGCATCCCCGAGATTAAGATTCCATTCGGTGAGGTGATGCTTTTGAACCAGATCAAGGACACCCTGCACTACCTTTCTTTAAGCGACCTTGACCTTTTGATAGTGGCCATCAAGGCTGAAAGGGCTACCCGTGGCACTAATCTTTGATCTAACTGAAGACCCTCAGCAGATCGTGCAAGTCTCCGCATGGGTCGGTGATTGGCACTCCTACGTAGTCCGCTTGGTAGACGAACTGGGAAGCCCGGTAGACATTACTACCGGCACGCTCGGTGCTACCTTTACAAACATCCAGACCGGTGCGGCTTATTCCTTTGTCAGTGGAAGCGTAACCCTGACAAAGCAGTACAGCGCTCAAGGCATCATGAGTGTACTAAACCCCGCGGCTTACCCGACAGCCGCTATGGTTAGGCTTACCGTATCTTTTACGGTTGGCTCTACCGTTCGTCGCTTTGGCCCTCTTGAGATTGAGGTTCTGGCTCCTTGATAAAGATGAGCTTCAGCCTAAAGAAAGTACGGCTAGATTCCTATCAGCGGAATCTACGCCAACTTTCTGTTGCTGTAGGTAATGCCGCTGCTGGCATTGAAGGTGAAGCCAAGTCTAGTATTATGATGTCATCTGGGCAATACAAAAAGTATCCGGGGCGTAAAGAGCATCCCCACTGGTCAAGCCCTCCAGGCACTCCGCCAAATGCTGATATGGGCGACTCTGGTTTAGCAGGAAGCATACAAAGCAAGATGACTGGCAAGACATCAGCCGAAGTCAATGTTGGTGCAAAGTATGGAATACCGCTGGAACTGGGTTGGATATCTAGGGGTGGCAACCACGTACCGGCAAGACCGTTCCTGCGTCCGGCAGTTGAAAAGGTAGCGCCATCGTTTCAAGCTGCTGTGAAAGTAATCCTGAAGGGTAAGAGTTAATGGCATTTGAACCAGCCGTGATTGAGCAGTGGATATACGAGACCCTGAGCGGTGACGTTACCCTGATGGATTTACTATCTACTAGTAATCAACCATCCGGATACCAGCAAGGTATCTACAACACGACTGCTCCACAGGTTGACCCGGTATCAAGAAGGCCGCCACAACTGCCTTACGTGGTCTTTAGCCGATCTGGTAACGCAGGGCAAGACCAAGACGTGCTATGCGGTAGCCGGGTGTTTACCTACCCGACCTACAGAATCACTGTGTGGGATAGTGAAAGCGGAGCGATGAGCATGAGTAACATACAAACGACCATGTCTCGCATTGATGCATTATTGGATAATCAGACGGTTACATCCACGACCCCACGGCTCTATGTCCGCAGGACTTCAACGGATCAAACCTTTTCTTTATCTGATGGTGGTCGTACTGACTTTGGAGTGACGGCGGTGTATCGTTTTGTTACACAGCAATAGGAGTTTCTTATGCCTTTTACACGTACGTTTGCCCTAATCGGCGAGAACTGTGTGGTAACAGTAGCGTTCGGTGGTTACCAAGATGGTACGCCTTCCGCATTTACTGCTGACACCTACACCTGTATTGCCAAATCGGTACGCTT